GTCGTCACGCTTCGGGAGATAATCCGTTGATGCCGCCGGAATATTTACAAAAATCTTCGCATCAGGAGTGCGTTCTTTGCCGTCTGTCTGTCCTATAAACGGCTGCCAGTATACATCTGCCGTGATATGCCGGACGTATGCAGGCGCACGATTCACAACAGTTTTTTCATAGATAGTCAGGCATGGACAGTTTGTAAACATACTATCACTCTCCTGTATTGTAAAGCTCTATCGCTCCGTAGGTCTGACGCATGATACCAAGCTCTTTGAGTTCGCTTTTCAGGAAGTAAAGAGACTGTCCTGCATTCAGAAACGTCATTGATACGCTGTACTGGCCGTTTGTTTCAGAACCCTGAGAGAGTACAGGACTGTTGTTTGATATGGAATTTATTGCCCTGACAACAGCCTGAACAACGATGCTTTTGACTGACTCGCCGTAATCCTCGTCAGCAGAGATACGGTCGTCAATGCTTGTCCCGAACTTCTTAGCAACAGTCCTCAGACGTGCGGAAGCCTGAGAGAGCAGGACTTCCGCCGAATCTGACTGCTGAGGCGTAAGTGTTACGCCGATAGCTGTGATATCGCTGACAGTCGCATATACTGCACCCATTATTCAGCTATATCTGAGGCTGTAACGGTGAGATATGTGACAGCCTTGACCTTCGATGAGCTGAGGTTCACGACCTCGATGATATCACCGGCAGAAACAGCGATAGCTGTCGTTCCGGAGGTGAGAGAAGTTCCGCCGTATGCAGAAGAAGTCATATCGAAAGTCGCTCTCTCGGAGGGATTTACCTTGTAAGCATATGTAGTGCCTGTATTTCCGGCTGTGACGGTAACAACAGTCTTGCCTGAAGCACCTTCGCCTGTGGCTGCTGCGAGAGAAGCTGTGAGGCTTCCGGGAGCATATACGCAGCGTACTGCTGTACTGCGGAGAACTTTGTGATCATATACGAAACGCCCCTGAACAGCACAAGCTCCGATATACGTACCAGAACCATTTAAGTCCTGAATATGAACCGGAACGTCCCACTCTTTTACTCTTGTAGCAAAGCGAGGGTGTCCGGCGATCATGGCGAGATTTGCTGTATCGTCGTTCCATTCCTTGACAAGGAAACCGGCGATTTTACCGAGAATTCCGGACTGCTTGACGGAATCTCCGAGATCAGATGCAGAGATAAATTCCGGAGATTTGAGAATAAGAGAGAATACGTCCGGAGTTACAAGGAGATAGCGTCTGCCGTCGTTCGGGACATTGGCTTTTGTCATGTCCTTGCGGATATCAACGATAGCATCATAGATGTTCGACTTTGAGAGAGAGTCGATATTCACAACAGTACCCTCAGAGAGGAGCTTGGAACCGCCGTCTGTGTCTATTCTGCGTGCGAGGCTGTAGCCTGCGGAATCGAGTCTGTCAGCCACAAGATCATCAGGAACGGCTTCTGCATCATAGCCGTCAATTATCTCATTGACTGCCTTGTCCTTTGTTATTGTGAGTGTAATGTACTCTGTAGAGCCTGTTGTTGCTGTTGCTCCATTAGCCTTGTCGTAGTCGGAAACCTGTACTTCTGTATCACGCTTCGGGATCTTTACAGCTCCGGCTTTCGGGCTGCCTTCATAGTCGTTGTTGAAAACGAATCCGTCTGCAAGTACAAGCTCACTGCGGAGCTTTTCAAGTACAAGGTCGGAATATCTTTCCTGTGCTTCATGTGCCATAGTTTAGTTCTCCTTTCTGAGTTCGGGGTTTTTAGCGTAGAAAGCTGCTTCTACTCCGGAAAGTCCGCTGCCTGATTCTGTCGAGCGTGAGCGTGTCTGATGTGCGGGTTTGATAAGTGAAGCGAGCTTTTCAGCATCCTTTTTCAGTTCTTCCTCGGAAGAACCTGTCAGGCGGTCAGCGAGTTCGGACGGAAGTCCGGTTTCACTTGCTGTTTTGAGCCTGAGCAGAGCGAGTTCAGAGCTTTTCTTTTCAGCGGAAAGCATATCAATAGCTTTCTGGTGATCTTCCGGAGATATCCAGCCTGCATACTTCATTTCAGCAGCCTTTACAGCTTCATTGAGCTGTTCCTGTGTGTAGGTATTCTCCATGTCATTTCCTCCTTTAGTTTCGTATTTCTTTGTAATTCCGGCATCAGCCTGAGCCGGAACAGCAACAAAGCTTAATTCATAGGCATCTGTTATGTTATCAATAATATGATAGCAAAGTTTGCCGTCGTATATCTTGCCTTTCTGATGCAGACAGCCTTCAGCTCCGACCTCAGAACCGCAGACAGAACATATCCTCTTTGAATCTGAACAGCCGACACTTACTTCTTTTTTGATACCGGCATCTATTTCGGTGATTATGTCCTTGTTTTTATCGGTACGCACCATGTAAGCCATACCTTTGAGGTACTTGTAAGGCTGACCGTATTTTGTAACAGCTCCGGCATCAGCTATG